GATGGGTCTTAGTGCCTTTTGACGAAGACGAGCCCGTCGCACAGCCGAAGAAGTAACGTGACACCGCTCGCGGGTACCGTGTTCGTGCTCGCGATCCTCCACACTCCGGCAGCAGTGACACGCCCGTCGCTGCTGCCGGCGCTCTATCTCACCCAGGCCACCCTGCAAGCTCTCGACGCCCACTCCACACTCCAGGCGCTCAGTCACGGCGATACCCGCGAGGCCAACCCAGTCCTCCGAGGCGTAGCAGGCACCCCGTCAGCACTCGTCCTCGTGAAAGCCGCCAGCGTCACCAGCACCATCCTGCTGTCCGAGTACCTCTGGAAACACGGGCACCGTCGCACTGCCGTTGTCACACTCCTCTTCGCCAACATCGCTACCGCCGCCGTCGTCGCCCACAACTACACCCTCGCCCACTGACGGTACGCATCCTGCTCCGACTGCCCCCATGCCCACGCCCCCATTCCTCGCCGGCTTCACCCGCGCCAACTCCGTCGTCAAGCGGCGCCTGATCCTCTCCATCGAGGGCCTCGAGGGCTGCGGCAAAACCCGGTTCACCCTCACCGCCCCCGCCCCGATCGCCTTCATCAACTTTGATTGGGGCCTCGAGGGCCTCGTGGAATCCTTCCAGGATCAGAAGGCCATCTACGTCGCCACCGTGTCGCTGAATACCAGCGGCAAGCGGGAGGAGATTCTCCAGGCCGCGGAGCAGGAGTTGTCCAAGGTCGAGCGCAACTACCAGACGGCCCTGAAGCAGGCGCGCACCATCGTCATCGACACAGGCAGCGAGCTCTGGGAGTTACTCAGACTCGCGGCATTCGGGAAGCTCGATAAGGTCATGCCGCACCAGTACGCCGAGGTCAATCAGCAGATGACCAGGCTAATCAAACTCGCCTATGACAGTGATGCAAACCTCATCCTTACTCATCGGCTCAAGGAGCAGTGGATCAACGACAAGAAGACGGGGCTGTACGAGTTCGCGGGCATGAAAGATATTCCCTTCCTGGTGCAGGCGCACGCGCGCATGTGGAATGCGGAAGATGGGTACCACCTGAAGGTCGGGAAGTGCCGGCAGAATGCGGGGGTGGTGGGGCTCGAGCTGGTGAATGGGATGATCACGTTCCCGACGCTCGCAGGGTTTGTGTTTCCCGAGAGCGAAGAGAAGGACTGGGAGTGATGTGATGGCACACTTTGTTCAGGCATTCGGCAACACAGCACTCGGCTATCCGTACATCAACCTCGATGCTGTTGTGACGATTCGCAACAAGGATGATGGAAAAGCCGGCTACGACTGCTATGACAAGAACGAGGTCCGACTCGGCACTATCGGCTCAGTGCCTCAGTCACCACTGGTCGTTCCCAACGCCTTATCAGGAATTGTAGCCGTCAGTTTCTGGGAGGAGCATGGCGGGGCGGTGGTTGACCCGGATCGACATGCCATCGTCGCGTGGCAGATCGATGGACGCTGTGCTATCCCGATCACCGTCGAGAGCATGTCGGACGTGTGGTGCATCGAGCAGCAACTGGGTCTTGGTGAGGAAGTGCTGTACGTGTTTCCAGAGGATCGAACCTTTAAGACATTCGCGGATGCATGGAAGTACGCGGTCACACAGTTCCCGAGATACAAGAAAGGATGATTCTCCTCGACCGCCGCATCGGTACTGGACCGTGTCATGGATAGAGAACCTGCGCTCTGCGTTGACTGCGGTGTGGATACGACCCCCTGTACGGGCCGTCGCGGCTGTCGGCACATTGGCAAGTGGGAGTACTACTCGGTCTGGGATCGCGTGTGGGCTCGTGCAGGACTCCCGCCATCGAGCCTGTTACTAGACCCACCACGCAGTGGAATCTTTATCTGCATCGGCTGTTTGGAACAACGACTCGGGCGACGATTATGCCCAGCGGATTTTGTGCCCTGCCTGTTCAGTGATCCCGATCTCTCGTGGCACACTCCGCGACTGCGTTCGCGATTGAGGGGCGAGTGATTCTCCTCGACCGCCGCATCGGCAGCTCCGATCTCTACCAACCTCTCCGCGCCTTCGGCCTGCCCGTCCACCTCACCACCCTCGACAGCGCCGACGTGGCCTGGCTGGGCCGCGGCCTGGGCGAAGAACCCGTCCCCATCGGCGTCGAGATCAAGCGCATCGGGGATCTGCTCACCTCCATCACCACGGGCCGGCTCTCCGGGTACCAACTCCCGAAGCTCATCAATGAGTACCGCCACGCCTGGCTGCTGATTGAAGGGCAATACCGGAGCGGCGCCGAGGGACTCCTCGAGACGCGGCAGGGGGCCGTGTGGGCCCCGCACGCGCTGGGGAGAAGCCCGTGGACCTACCGCGAGGTGGAGGCGTTCCTGACGACCCTGGAGGTGCGGGCGGGGGTGCATGTGCGGCGCGCGTGGAACCGCGGGGAGACGGCGGCGCTGGTCGCCATGCTGTACCAGTGGTGGACCGCGAAGGGGTACGACGAGCACCGCGCGCACCAGGCGATGTACTCCCCGGCGATGGACGCGGGGCTGCTGTACAAGCCGAGCCTTGCGAGGAGAGTCGCCGCGGAGCTGCCGGGGATTGGGATCGGGAAGAGCGGCGCGGTGGCGGATCGGTTCAAAACCGTACGCCGGCTGGTGGGGGCGAGCGAGGAGGAGTGGCAGGAGGTGCCGGGGATCGGCAAGACGCTGGCGAAAAGGATCAGCGATGCGTTGGAGGGGAAATGATGTGGCAGCAACTCCTCATGGCCGTCGTCGCGGGACTCATCCTCCTGTTCATCGCCCTCATGCTGGATAGTCGGGACAGGTACTAGCGGTACACACCCTGCTCCCTGCCGGGGGATGCGGTACCTGAGCGTCTGCAGCGGCATCGAGGCGGCGAGCGTGGCGTGGGGGCCGCTGGGCTGGGAGCCGGTAGCCTTCGCGGAGATCGACGCCTTCCCGTCTGCGGTGCTGGCGCATCATTACCCGACCGTCCCCAACTACGGCGACGTGACGAGGTTTTGTGACTGGCCCGATGCAACTGTCGATGTTCTCGTCGGAGGCACCCCCTGCCAGTCCTTCTCAGTGGCGGGCCTCCGCAAGGGCCTGGCTGATCCGCGTGGCAACCTCGCCCTCACGTATCTCGCAATTCTTCATCGCTACCGCCCCCGCTGGTGCGTCTGGGAGAACGTCCCTGGCGTCCTGTCGGCAGACAAAGGACATGCGCTGGGCGCCTTGCTCGGAGGGCTGGGGCAACTCGGGTAGGGGTTCGCCTACCGAGTGCTGGACGCTCAATACTTCGGGCTGGCCCAGCGACGGGCGCGTGTGTTCGTTGTCGGCCATCTTGGAGACTGGCGACGTGCCGCGGCGGTACTACTTGAGCGCGAGAGCCTGTCGGGGCATCCTGCGCCGCGCCGAGACGCGGGGCAAGGTGTTGCCCCCAGCGTTAGCTGCGGCCCTCCATTCAGTCGGACAGGCAACGAATGGGTAGAGAGCGAGGCGTTGATTCCCTCGACCGGCGACATCAGCCACTGCCTGAACGCCGGCGGCATGGGGCGCATCGACTACGAGACCGAGACGCTGATCACCTTCGACACCACGCAGATCACCAGCGCGGCGAACTACTCGGTGCCCAAGGCCGGCGATCCCTGCCACCCGCTGGCGTCCACCGCGCATCCGCCTGCCGTGGCGTTCAAGACCGACCAGGAACCGGAAGCACACGGCGATCTCTCCCCCACGCTCCAGCAGCCCTCACCAAGCGGGGGTGGACAACCGACCGCGGTGATGACCGGGATGCAAGTGCGCCGCCTCACCCCCCGCGAGTGCGAGCGCCTCCAAGGATTCAGAGATGACTACACGCTGATCCCTTATCGCGGCAAGCCCACCGCCGATGGCCCCCGCTACAAAGCACTCGGCAACTCGATGGCCGTCCCCGTCATGCACTGGATCGGGCAGCGCATCCAGATGGTCACCGACCTCGACAAGGTGTAGGTCATGCGCGTCCAGGGCATCGGCCACCCCTCCGCTCTGCTCGCCTTCATCACAGAGCTCCCCGAGGAGTGGCCCGCGCTCGACCCGTTCCTTAACGGCACCGACCTCCCCGCGCGCGATCAGGTCTTCCTCACCACGCTGATGTCCCACGCCGACTGGGAGGATCTGGAGCTCGAGCTGAATCTCACGCGCCCCGACCTCCTCATCCCCATCGGGCCCGCCGTCACGCGCGCCTGTCTCGGAGACATCGACATGGACAGCAGCTACGGCACGCCGTACACGGTCGGGGGCTTCGTCGTCTTCCCCGCGCACGCGCCAGCCGAAGAAGTCGAGTTCGCGTGCGACATGCTCCGCCTCTCCCTGTACCTGCAGTCGCCGCCCCGTCCCGCCGAGGTGCCTGCTCCCACACCCACACCGAAGACGCCCAGCCAGCCCCGCCTGAACCTCTAAGCTCATCCATATCCATCCAGCAGGTACGCACCCTGCTAGTCCGAGCAGAAGGAGAACGACATGCCAAAGCTGGAACAGGAAGCGAGCATCCACCTGCAGGCGGGGCTCAGGCTGAAGGTGGACGAGCGCCAGGACCTCATCGCCCAACGCGACAGGATCCTGCAGGAGATCGCCAGCCTGAGCGACGAGATCACTCGCACGATGGCGATGGAAGACATCAAGTCCGCGCGCGTGGGGCCCTACCTCGTGACGCTGGTCGAGAACCAGGGCCGGCTGACGCTGGACAAGCACCGACTGGTCGAGCTCGGCGTACCCCCTGAGACGATCACCGCCGCCACCGTGCGCGGTCAGGGGTTCACGAGCCTGCAGATCAGGACCGCCGGGGAGGCGTAGGTGTGGGGACTCCGCACGGTACGCCGCGCCTGGTGCCGCGCGCGGAATCATCCGCTCGTGCTCGAGCACCGCGCCCCGGCCTGCGCCTCGTGGGTGTGCCTGACGTGCGGCGAGGTGCGCGGGGTCACTACCTACGACACGCCCCGCCCGACGCCTATCCGCCCCGACCGCGGGAACCCATTCTCGTCGGGCCGGCGCCCCCACCCGTCAGCCCCGCCGTCCCCCCGAGCCGAGAGCTGAGACTGCTCTGCTGCGAGGGGAGTTGCTCGCCGGGACTCGCGAAGTTCTACGACAAGATTCCTGAGCTCCACTCAGTGGGGTTCGCGCGATCGGATGTCCGGTCAGTCGAGAGCGCCACGCTGCGGCACACACAGCACTACTTCGTGCGGGCCGGCGTGTTGGGCCCGACCGTGTACCACACCTGGGCCTGCACCATCTGCGGCAACGAGCGCATCTATGGAGCCTTCGAGCCGTGAGAAAAGATCGCTACGTCATCGGCTACTGGCCCGCTGGGAACTGCATCTATGGCAAGGAACCACCGGAGCAGAACGTCAGTCCAATGACGCTGACACGAGCGCGGCGTGAACTAAAGCGACTCCCATGTCGCGGCGGTCGTCTCTTCAAACTGGTGCCCGTGAAAGCGCAGGCAGAGAACCCGTGATCAACTGGCGCAGTCAGACGGATGTGGACGACGACAACCGCCACTCGAACCAGCGCAATGCGGACAGAGTGGTGGCGGTGATGACGGTCCCCTGCGCGGCGTGCGGGGAACTGATCACCGAGATCCACTTCGCGAATGGCCGGCGCAGTTACGACAGCCACGGCGTGCGGAGCGTGCTGGGCAAGGGACTGTTCCATCGCGGGTGCAAGGAGACACCATGAAGGTGCTGTATATCTCGGGGCCCATCAAGGGGCGGGACGCCTGGTCACGCGAGATGAACGTGCGCCGCGCCGAGGAGATCGCCCTCGAGGTGTGGGCACTCGGCATCGTCGCCGTCTGCCCCCACGCCATGACCCGCTTCTACGGCAACGACGCCTTGCCCGAGGCCATCTGGCTCCGCGGGGACCTCGAGCTCATCACGCGCTGCGACGGCGTGCTCGCGATGGAACGCTGGGAAGAGAGCACGGGCGCGCGGATCGAGGTGAAGTACGCCCAGGAGAAAGGCATCCCCGTGTTCGTGACCGTGGGGGAAGTCGAGCAGGCGTGGTGTCAGGATCCCCCCACACGGCAGGAGACGCTGCTGGGTCTCTGACTACCGCTGGAAGTCGCTCTTCGGCTTGTACCCGCTCGCGCTGATCCCAAACGGCGGCGTCAGTATTCTCCAGTCCTTCACATACACCAGCCACTCCGTCGTACTACTGTCCGTGCGGCTGTTCCCCGTGTAACTCCACCGCTCGAGCACGATGCGCTGGTCGTGCGGGTGGTCCTTCAGCCACGGGCCGCGCGCCTTGGTGGGCTCGGTGAAACTGAGGCGCGAGAGGAAGCACACCCCCACCCGCGCCGTCGCCACCGCGAGCTGCAGGATGGGGAACGCGTCCACGAAGGGCGGGTTCGTGATGATCCAGTCGGGGCGCCCTGCCTTGCCCAACCAGTCCTTCCACTGCATGGGATCGGTCGAGTCCCCTACCAGCATCGGGTCCTTCTTCGGGTCGAGGTCCATCGTCACGAAGGTCAGCTCAGGCTTGCGATCGAGCAGGCGGCTGATCAGCGAGCCGTCCCCCGCGCACGGCTCCCACACCAGCCCCTTGATCGCGGGGACGTAATCGACCAGTGCATCAACCTGCCACGGCGGTGTGTCGTACTGATCCCACCGGCGGCGGCGGGAGGGCTTGAGGGTGAGGGGAGTAACAGGAATCGGCGGCATGGGACACACCGGGAGCAGGGTGTGTACCAACGAAGCTCATCTATATCTATTGGTTCGGCGGGTGTTGCTGCGTGTCGTCGTTCTGGCCGCTCAGTTGCCGCATCAGGGCGAGCCGCGCGAGGTACGGGTCGATGCCCTTGGCGGCGATGTTCAACCCAATGCCTGCCGTGCGCCCGACCGCCGGCACCGTCAGCGCCGCGAGTTCCGCCGCCGTCATCGCGACACTGACGGGATCGCTGAGGTTCGCCATGCCTCTCGCGGCCACGGGACTCGCGGTGAGGAACTTGTGAAGCTGGAAGGGACTGCCGCCCTCGATGGTCCGCTTGGCGCCGACGATGTTCTTCACGTCCTGGTTGAGGCTCCCGAGGTCAACACCCTTTGTGCTGGCACTCTGTTCCATGCGGTTCTTGTACGAACGGGCAAACTCTTCCTGGGTCATCTTGGAGACGGCCAGGTTGTCGCGCCCCGATTCGTACGCCAGCTCCTGCGCGGAGGTCTTCAGCGGGTGTGCTCCGGTGAGGGAAATCTCGCCGGTCGGGTGCTCGGCTTTCCAGCGCGCGATGGCATCGTCGAGCGTCTGTTGAGTACTCGGTGCTCCGGTGGACTGCAGGCGCCGCTGAATCTCAGGCTCGACCACCGTCCGCACGTCGGACTCGATGTCCCCGACCTTGAGCGTTGGTGCCCCTGCGGCTTCCGCCTGCGCCTCCCCTTGGGTCACTCGCCCCATCGCCTTCTGAATCTGACTCTCAGCCCTGCCTTCTCCCACCAGCCCACGATCGCGAATCGTCTTCAGGATGTTCCGCATCCCGTACTCGTCGCGCAAAGACTTCATAGGGAAGTTCGCGTAGGCAATCGGGACCAGGGCCGCTTCCTGCAAAATCTTCTTGGCGGGGTAGGTAATGGCGCGAGCGGGGTTCAGCATGTCGCCAACCTGCGCCACCGTGCCAGCACCCTCCGACACATTCCTGAGCGTCGATGCCGCCTTCGTCGCGTTCACCGCTTCCGCCAACTGCGCGCTCCGTGCGGCCCCTTGTTCCACAGCCCCACCACCAAGCGAGGCCACGCCAGCCACGTCCGCTAACAGTCCGAAGGGATCCTCGTACGCCGTCTTCTTGATGTTCTCCACCCCACCAAAGCGGTCCTTAAAGTACTGCCCCGCGGCGTCGGCGTACTTCTCGTGCTCTCCGGCGGGCCCCCCATAGGTGCTGCGCTTGACCTTCTCGACGCCACCCGCCGCCACGTTCAGGATGTTCCCGACAGTATCGACTGGGTGCAGGGCCGCGTTGGCGAGGTTAGTGAACTGTGCGGCTCCGCTCCGCTTGGCGTTTCGCATGAACTCGGTGAGGGGCGGTGCTGGCGCGGACGGTTCCGATGATGGGAGGAGGCCACCAGGAGGCGCGGCATACTTCTGCTTGAAATCGTCAACGACCGCCTGAATGTACGCATCGTCCTTTCCGTCCGCAGTCATCTGCTGGACGATGCCGTCGAGCCTGGCGCGATCCGGGTCAGAGAGGGATGACGGGCCTGCCATGATCAGTACTTGTACTTGTCACGCGCACCGGAAATATCGGCTTTCGGCGGCGGCGGTGCGGCGCCACCCCCGCTCTTCCCCGCAATGGCATTGAGCAGGTACTGGTAGTTGTCCCGCGTCGCCTTTAGCTTCGCTTTCCACATCGCCGGCGGATCCGACATCGTCGGGATCTGCGCCGTGATGCGCTTGGCTTCCGTCTCGCTCATCTGCGCGCCGGTAATCGCCTTGATGACCCGGTTCTTGATGGCGGCAGATTGCGCGAGGAACTCCGCGAGGTTCGGGTCATCCGTGTACCCCGTCGAGGCTTTCGCGACGTTGATGGGGCCTTGCAGCGGCCCGACGTACTCGTCCTTGTACAGCTTCTCCAACTGGTCGAGCCCGCCACCCGCCGCAATCGCCTCCGACTGCTGCCCGCGCTGGGCGCCGGTGGGTGCCGCGCCGCCAATGACGACTGGGGCTGCGGTCGCATCGCGCCGGTTCACGCCGACCACGAGGGGCTGTCCGTCCGGTCCCATCACAGTCGGAAACGCGAAACTGGGCTTGTTGCTGATTGCCAGCCGCAGCGCATTCGACTCGTCCTGCGCCCGCTTGCGATCCTCCGCATCGGCCACATGCTGCTGCGCCGCGGCAGACCCGGAGTACGTCCACGTCTGCGGGGCATCTGGATTTGCGGGATCGATTTTGCCTGGGGTGAGCAGTCCCTCGATGCCCGCCTGTTGCGCCTGGGCGACATCTTTCGCGCCGACCTGTTGCCCGATCGGCAGCAGGTTGAAGCGGTTGCGGATGGACGCAACCATGCGATCCTGCTCGGCCTGCTTGCGGACTTCATTGAGGGCAGTGCGCTGCTCATCGCGGTCGGTGTTCTGTCGGAGCCGCTCGTCTTGCAACCCTTGGAACTGGAGCTCCCGCCACTTCTCGCTCTCGTTCTGTTGCCGCAACTGCAGTTCGTACTGGCGCCGATCCTCCTCCTGCTTGTACTTGAGGATCTCGTCCTTCTTGCGCTCCGCAATGATGTTCCGCAGGGAGTCCCACGCCCCCTCGACGCCGTACGCGCCTTCCAGACCGAGGCCCATGACTAGCCTCCGCTCCCGCGCGGAGTCTGCAGCAACTGCGCGATTCGGGTAATGTCGGCCCGATTCGCGAGCGCAGGCTGCGTGCCAGGAATGCCGCCGGCAGACGCGGACGGGACGGTCATGCCGCCTTGGGTGGCCGGCATCCGCTGATTCATGATGACCGGCGGCTTGTCCTTCGTCGCCTCGTCATACGCCCCATACCCAGCCCCCGCGTACCCGAGGACTTCCAGTAGCTTGTCCAGCTTGCCGGATTGCGGCAGGGGCGTTACCCCCGGCGCGGGCGTGCCGAGTTGGCTCACGTCGGGCAGGTTGGGGATGTCACTCCCGCTCAACTGCGCCTCGAGCGCCTGCTGCGAGAGACTACGCCCCGCCTGTCGTGCGTTCGGGCCGAGCGCGGAGGGACGCAAGCCCCCGGAGAACGACATGTGGGGGATGTAGGACGGCATCCCCCCGAGACTCACGTCCTGCACGTTCGCGAGCAAGTCCCCGAGGCCGACTTGTTGTGCCCGCTTCTGCGAGTCGGTGAGGAAACGGTCAGCGCGATCCTGGGTGGCGTCTTCCAGAATCCGCGCCCCGCCGAGTTTCGCGAGTTGCTCAGCCGAGTAGCGGTCCAGTACCCCGCGGTCCTGCGCCTGGTTGGCGGTCCCCTCAGCCGCGCGTCCCTTGGCACGGCTCGCCGCCGCCGCCGCCGCGATTTCCGCCCCCGCCTTGGCGAGTGCGCCCCAGTCTGTGTCGCCCATTAGCCCAACCCCAGCATCTTGATGATCGCGGACTGATTCAGGTTCGCCCCGCCGAGCGCCGCATCGAGCCCGAGCCGGTCATTCGCCTGGCGGTCCCCGAGCATCGCCTGCAGCAGTCCGAGCCCGAGTTGTCCTCTGCCCAGTTGCCCACGCAGGTTCACATCCGCCATGCCGAGCGAGTTCTGGATGCCTTGCGCGGACCCCTGCGTGATGAGCCCACTGCCCAGCCCGAGCGCGTTGAACAGATTCTGGGTGCGCTGCTGCTTCTCCTGGCCGAGCAGGTCCGCGTTGTGCTGCGCCTGCGCCTCGCCCTGCTGCTGACGCAGGGACTGGAGGTCTGCAGAGTAGGCGCCAGTGTTGCGCGTCCCGCCGGCGAACGCCTGCTCAGCCAACTCCCGCTGGTTGTCCGCGAGGCTCCGGGTCTGGGCATCCTGGAAGGCACGCACCTGCGGGGCCAGCGAGGGATCCGAGAGCGACACGTTGTTCGGGTCCGTGTTCAGTTGCCCGAGCAAGGCGGTGCGGAACTGGTTCTGGATCGTCTGCCCGCCAGGCGTCCCAGGCTGTGTCGCGGTCTGCAGCGCCACAGGGGAACCCGAGGAGTACGACGAGCCGCTCGAGTAGTTCCCGAGGTTGCTGCCAATGACGCCACCCGCCGCCGGCGCTGCTGCAGGGGCGGCAATCGGCGCAGGCTTGGGCGTGGTCGCCGCGGCAACCGGCGCAGTGCCAGTCGGGCTGTACTGGCTCCCGTTGAAGTAGCCGCCGTACTGCTTCGTGTAGGCGGATTTCTGCGCGCCAGTGAAGTTAGGATCTGGTGCCGGGATGCCCATCGTCAGCCTTTCAGTGCCTGCAACAGCGCCGCATACCTGGTGGAGGGATCCGTGATACGACTGCCGGGATCAACCCCGCGACGGATCGGCGGGAAGTCTCCACCCCCCCACGGCGACGGCGCCTGCGGCTCCTGCCCTGGGTTGTACACCGGCTGGTTGTCGTTGCCGTAGTGCCCGATCACCTGTCCGTCCGCGCCAATCATCTGACTCCCGCGGCGTGTGGGCGGCGCAGGCTCAGGGGGCATCTCTGGCATCGGGTACCGGCCCCACGGCGGCAGCGGTCCTGGCGCGGGACGAGGGATGAATGGACCTTCCGGCAGAGGGAAGGGAGAG